GAGGTCTCTCTTCGTTACAACACCCTTAAAATTTTCCCTTTCTCTTTCTCCTTACATTGTATTATGGACGCTTCAAATCCGGTAATTTCAAGTGATCGAGCTACTATTCAGAGCCAGTTGGAGAAGGTCAGGGGAACGAGGAGGCAAGATTTGGGGTACTTGCAAGGACTAGCCTCAACAACTCAGAGGATACAGCTCCCAACAAATATTAATATTCCTTTGTTGGAGAGAACAGGTATAGTTGAAAAATTCAAAACTAATAGACCTGAAGTCCCCACAACCAAAGATATCCCCCTCGATGATAAAATATTCATGGTGGAATTAAACGAATGTCCGGTCAGTGGAATATTGAACTCCAACTCCTTGCCTTTACATCCCTCTGGGGTTAATTGCTTAGGAGGGAAAGTTAATGTTCAGAGAAAAGTAGGAGGAATCCCGACCGCTCCTTTTGGTCTGGGAGATATTGTTGCGGTGATAGGAGATGACGTGTTAAATACTAAGCATGTATACACGTCAGGAACGTGGAGCGGTTTTGTTAAGAGACTTAACCAACAAATGGGAAGGAAAACTGTATCCCTTAGAAAAACTATGGGAAATATGGGAAAGGAACTATCATATGATGCTTGTTTGAAACTGCTGGACAAGTATATGCCGCGCAAACCCAACTACGACTGGCCTGGCAGGAATGAAGCTAACTTTTATGAGGACCTAACTACTAAGATAAAAGTTACTATGAACTCGAGTGCTGGAGCTCCCTATTGGAGAAATAAGTCTGAATGCATGGAAGACATTATAGACGTGGGAATACCTCTGATTGTGAAAGCAATAAAAGAAAATTCCCTTGACAAATTGTATATGGAAAACCCTGAAATGTTTTTGTGCGAAGTGAAAAACAAAACTGATAGGTATGAAGTATCAAAACTGAAGGACAAGACTCGCCCTTATACGTGTGTTCCGGCTCATTGGGCCTTCTTGTTTAGTATGCTGACTCAGGGCTTTCAGGAGACGCTTTTAACGTTTGATCAAGATCCGTCTTCGTCTAATGCATATGGATTTTCTTCCAGTAATGGAGGCTTAAAAAGAATGGTTGAATGGATGTATACTGCTGATAGAAGAGGAAAAGTGGTATGCTATGGGGATGATGCTTGCATAGTAATAAAGAAGGGAGACAAAATATACAGAATAGACCCTGATTTTAAACAGATGGATGGGTCCTTGTCTCAAGAAGATATAGAATTAACCGTGAAGTGGGTTATGGCACATTTTGAAAAAGATGCGGGTAAACAGAGCCTCTTCTGGCGCGCAGTCGCAGGAGTGTGGGCTCTAATGTCACACAACCCCGTCTTTGTTATTGACGGAAAAACTGTTTATAGGAAAAGAAACCCTAGTGGATTAATGACAGGTGTTCCTGGGACAACTCTCTTTGATACAGTTAAGAGTGTTATGGTATGGAACAAACTGCTTGATGTTTGTGCTACAGGCCAAGGAGATATTCTAGATGAAAAGTGGGTAACTAACTGGATGTTGCAAAATGGTCTCGTTGTTAAGGAAGGAACCTGGAAACCCGAGGAACTTCCAAAACAACTCGACCATGGAGATTTAGTTACAACCCACAAATTTTTGGGCGTGCAGATTAAGAAGATAATCTGGAAGGGAACAGAGCAGTTTGTGCCCACCATTCCTTATGAGGATGCTGTGGAGATGCTTGTAATTCAGAAAGACGATCCGTGGCCAACTAATAAAGTTTCGAACACGATGAAAGCACGAACCTTGTTTGATAGGATGAGAGGTTTAATGATTACTATGGGATTTAATCATCCTGCAATTGTAGACTGCATTCATAATGTAGTCAACAATTTGCCCCCAGAGGTAATCCTTATGCAGGTTCAAAACGGGGTAGGAGAGAAACCAGACCATATAACTCTTCAGGAATTTAACTACCCTGATAGTAGTGGTTTTCCATCAGTGGATTTCTGTATATCAGTATACGCTGATGGAACCTATGACGAGCCTTGGATCAAACTCTTTCCGAATTTGGACGATAAAATCTCGGCGTTTAAAGAACAAATTAAACAGATGGAGAGGAAGTACAGAGAACTTCTGGGGGTTCAAGATCCCCAATATGTTGAAATTGAGGATAAGCCTCTTAACCAGGAATATCAATTGGTTGAGGCTAAAACCCCAGTGAAACCTCCCAAGTTTGAATCCGTAAATAAAAGAAGTAAAGTGTGTGAGGTACACGATGATAGAATACAGGACAGGAAATATGTTCCAAATTTAGGTCAATCTGTAAGGATATTTTTGCAAAAAGGGTATGGATTGGCTCCTGTGGGGGTGGTAGCTGCAGGATTGGGAGTGTCAGCCCGAAGGCTCTATAGAGAGGCCTCCAATTGGGGGTATTATATGACAGGCTGGACAGTTGACGATATTTGCTCCCTGAGACCTATTATAACAGCTTTCAAAACCCACCAGGAAGACATTTTTGACGATATGGAAGGTAAAAAGACTCTGATAAACAAATCCACTGAAATTAGGCAGGAATCTCTCCAGAAATCTGGAGAAGTGGTTAGATCAGCTCCTGACCTGGTGCTGCTCAGAAAGGACATTTTGTTGTTTAATCAGAGTGCTCCAGTTTCTCAAGTTGATAATGCTGACGAAGCCTTTAAGATACTGAACTTGATGGTTTCGAGGGAAGGCCTGCAGTATACTTTTACAACTAAAGTGGATGCCACCAAAGTAAACTCGGTGGGTGTTGTTATGGTTGCCCGGCATTCATCTACCGGAGTACCTTCAGGATGGACGCCAGTGGCTGAGGCTTGGTCCCTAAATAAGAAGCTGGCGAAAGAGTTTATTGCCCGTTCTATTTTGGAGATGAATGGAATAGAATGTGAAGAATCTAAGTTCTCTGTAACTTATGTTCCTCCCATTCTTGAGGAATCTCTAAATTGGGCAGATGAGGTAGAAAATACCTTCAATCCTAGACAGATACCTAGGGTTATAGATGAGAAAAATAGTAATGTCTTACCTGATTTAGATGTGTACCAAGAACTGGAAAAATTGAGACCTTACATTCCTAAGAAATTCTTGGGTTATGCTGAGAGTCTTTTTGTGAAACCTAACCCACAAGAACATCTTAAGGCAGCATTAGAAATGCTGGATAAGATTGATAGACAAGTTCATCACTGGTCATCTAGTGATAGTGATACTTCTGGAGTTGGATCAAGCTCCCCTTCAACTCCTAGTAAAAGGAGCAGGTTAACTCCTGCGAGGAGAACCAAACTTAATAGAAAATTAACTGAACGTAGAAGAAGGAAGAAAGCTTCTTCTACAACTAAACCCTAAACTGCCCCTTTTTATAATTTATTCAGAATGGTGGGAAGTGTTGAGTGTGAGTATTGTAAGAAGAAATTTAAATCAAAAAGAGCGAAGAACCAGCATGTTTCAATGGTTCATAAAATTAATGAGAAGATGGCTCCCCCGGCGGTGGCAAAGACGGGAAGAACCCGAGGTTCATTACGCCTTCGACGCACTAGAACTTCAAATCTTCCTGGATTCGACATCGCCCCTAGTAGAGTTCCCACGGTTAGAGGGGGAATGATTAATATTTCGGGTGAAGACCGGATAGGAGCTTTTGATCTAAAGTCAGGAAAAGCTGTTTTTATGAGTGTAGATATTTCGCCTTCCATGAGTGCTCGGTTAACGACTATCGCCAGAGCTTATCAAAGAATTAAATGGAATGCAGTAAAAATTGTGGTAACTCCACAAGCTAGTGCTATGACCAACGGAGGATATGTCTGTGGTTTTATAGCTGACCCCTCTGATCGGGCTGTCACTGCTAGTGACCTTTCGGCAAGTCAGGGTGCACAAACAAAGAAATTCTATGAAACTGCAGTAGTGTACATGCCCAGGAAGACGGATCTGCTTTATACTAGTGCAGGAGAAGACCCTAGGCTGTTTATGCCTGCTTCCTTCTGGATAATATCCGAAGGATTACCGTCTTCTAACCTCACAATGATTGTGTCGGTTGTTTGGGACGTTACGTTGTCTCAACCAACTCTGGAGAATTCTCATAACAACTCTTTTCTTCTTGTAGGGGAAATTGTACCTAATCCCGCAAATTATAATCTCCGCTATTCTCCTCCAGGAGGAGATCCTCAGGATGACGCATCATCGATAATTCCTGCAGTTTTGCGAGAGACGCCTGGATATCATTATTTTAGGGTCCCTACTTTTACTATTGAATATTCAGAAGGAACAGGAGATACAGGTACAATACAAGCCCATTTCGTGGTTTATCATACCACAGACAAAAAGCTATATTATTCATCTAATGGACGCGATGTGGAAACAACAATGTGGCAGGGTAATGTGGATGCTCACCAAACCTTGGTTCCCTGTGGAACATTCATGAAATATGTAGGACAGGAAAACTCTTGCCGGGACACCAAGTTGCTTACCCCCAAGTTGTTGTCCGAAACCTCTCCGGGGTCAACAAGTTCCTCAACGAACTTGTCAGCCAAAATGCAAAAATTGGAGACACTCTTCTTAGAATTGAAACAAAACTATCAGAAAGATTCGAAGCCATTGATGGAAGAATCAATGATCTTGAAACCGAACTTGGTAGAAAAGCTGGAACAACTGGAGTTATAGAAATTGCCTCCATTCCCCCCGTTGCTGGATTGTATCATACTGAATTATAAAGAACGATTGATCGACCCGTCCTTGCCAGTGCTAAGGTTGATTTTTACACATCAACTGAATGAAGTGCACCTCTT